GAGCGTGTTGCGAGCAAGGCTAATGGCCGGTGCGTGGCCTGTACCCGCGAGACTGGCCCAGCATTACCCGGTGAGTGCGATCATATCATCCCGCTGATCCTTGGCGGTGAACACCGTGAGACGAATTTCCAGTGGCTGTGCAAGCCGTGCCACGCGGGGAAAACTCGGCTCGACGTTAAGCTCAAGGCCAAGGTCGCGCGCATCCGCAAGAAGACCATCGGCATCAAGAAGCGGTCAGGGTTTAAGGGGTGGCGAAAAATGAACGGCGATGTTGTTTACGCGGATCGTGACCGATGAGCCGCACAATCACTAGATTCGATTACAGGGCGCTGGGGCGCTTGCCAGCCGGGACGATGAATCGCACCGAAGCCGCATACGCGGCTCACCTGGAGCTTCTGAAGGCGTCAGGAGACGTGCTGTGGTGGAAGTTCGAGGGTGTGAAGCTGAGGCTCGCGCATAACACTTTTTATACCTGCGATTTCATGACTTTGAAAAAAGACGGTCAGGTCTGCATGGACGAGATCAAGGGGTTCATGACTGACGACGCGGCGGTGAAGATCAAGGTCGCGGCGTCTCTCTATCCGTTCCAGTTCCGCATTATCCGCAAAAAGGGTGGCATGTGGAGCATCACAAACGTTGGGCCTGAAGAGGCAAGGGAGGTTGCATGATGGAAGTTGGGCATAACTCGAACGGTCAACTCAAGTCGATCACCGAGCGCATCAATACGCTTGAAGATCAGAAGAAGGACATCACGAACGACATCCGCGATGTCTATGCGGAGGCAAAGTCTAATGGGTTCAATCCCAAGGCTTTGAGAGTGATAGTCCGTAAGCAGCGCGCCGATCAAAAGGCGGCAGCAGAGCTAGAGGCCGATGTGGATGCATACATGGCTGCGCTGGGGCTGCTGCCATGATTACAGAAACGAAGTTCATGCCAATTTCCGTCTTTAAGGGTGGCAACGGCGATTTAGTCCTGTGCCAGGAGTGGCCTTCGCTAGAACGCGGCGAGCGCTTTGCTCGCGTTATGTTCGATATGAAAGACGCGGAGAAACTTGCGCAGCAAATACTTGCCGTTGCTCGTGCGACTCGCGACGAATAATAGCCGGAGGCCGCATTGACAAACACATTCCGGGTGAAAAATTTCGAGTCGTTCCAGCACTATAAGGATCGAGCGCCGCCGTGGATCAAGCTCTACAACGAATTGCTTGATGATTATGATTTCGGGCAGTTGCCGGATGCTAGCAAGATGCACCTTGTTGCTATCTGGTTGCTAGCAAGCCGCTCCGAAAACAAAATACCATACGATGACGCATGGGTGGCAAAGCGCATCAACGCGACTGAGCCTGTCAATTTGGCGTTGCTCGCTGGAAAGGGATTTATCCTTTTAGATCAGGAGCTACCTATTGTGGAGCATGTAGCTAGCGCGCCGCTAGCTGATTGCTTGTCTAGAGAGAGAGAAGAGGGAGAGAAGAGGAGAGGAGAGAGAGAGCAGATTGCGGCTACGCCGCGAACGACCACAGGTCTCAAGAAACTTCAGAATGACAAGGCTTCACGCGGAACTCGCATCGCATCGGACTGGTCGCCTTGCGAGGCCGACAGGTTCTCGGCCAAGTCTGAGGGGTTTTCAGATTTCGAGATTGACCGCGAGGCAGTGCGGTTTCGAGATTACTGGATTTCTCGGGCCGGGGCGGGGGGTGCCAAACTAGATTGGTCTGCGACGTGGCGGAATTGGGTTCGTACATCTGCTGAAAAGCTCGGCAAGCAACCTCGCGCCGCGAATGGCGCTCAACCCGAGCCGCCCGGCTTTCTCGCTAAATTCGGCAGCGAGGAGCTAGACGCATGGGATGCGTACACGCGCGAAACAACCGGCAAAAGCCTTCCTCGGAATCGTGACGGTAGTTGGCGCGTCCCGTGTCAGTGGCCGCCTAACTACGTGCGAAAGAGCCTTGTGCGCCAGCCTGCCACGCCCTCCCTCCGATCAATGGACGCATGATGAAGATTGATTATGTGCAACAGTATCTGGAGACCCGTACGACACGGAACCTCGATGCTGAGTTTGAACCGTATTGTCAACGCGGGTCGCGAACAGAGCCGTTGTATTGCGATCCATGCGGGTGCGCGGATGGTCCGCGCTGCAAGTGCGGACGCGATGCTGTCGGGAGCTTGAGGGTATGGGCAAACTACTTTCCGCAGATTTCGTTCACATGGGAATTTATCTGCAAGCCATGCTGGGATTATTTCTCGCGGGAGTCGAAAAGGCCAATTCCAGGATTCACTAAGCCGGATGGGTGGCCGGAAGATGAACCTTGGAAGCCACGAATAACAGACATGATCGACGCGGCGCGCGTGAGAATCGAACATGCGGATCGGATAGAGCGCGAGAAGCTCCTGCCGAAGCGCGAACTACAACGGGGCGGTAGGCGACTATGACAACAGGCATTCCATTCACAATCGAGCGGAGAGCATGACGGGGATTTGCTGGACGCGAGAAATCATTCCGAGGCGACAAGGGGCAATCTGGATCATGGTGGGGCGGACGAGGAAGATCGGGAAGCGCGAGAAAAACGGGCGGATTGCTCGAACGTACGAAAATCCGAAATCTCAAGTAGCCTCGCAGCCGCACAGGGCGAGCGTGTTGGCAAAATACCGGGAATGGCCGGAAGCCGGGTCCGAATTTGGGCGGCTGCTTCTCCGGGGAGGTCTCACCAGATCGCAGTACGACGCTGGGATACGGTTTACGGAGCTTTGCGCGGCCATGTGTGCGGTTTACGACGTTCCGAGTCCTCATCCGCACGCGATGGATTTAACGCGCGTAGGAGTCTCTGTGGGGCAAGGAATGCCATCCGAGATGGCTAAGGCGATCATAGCCGCGTACAACAAAGCTTTCGAGGCGTGCATGGACGTGGGGCGGCCTGCGTTGCGCGCGGTCAAGAACCACGTTGTTCTCGATAAGCCGGTTGGTGATTTCGACTCGCTGAATGCGCTTGTCCGTGGATTGACGAAGCTGGTCGATCATTTTGGGCTTGACGCGAGGTTGCAAATCAGATTCCGTCAGAAATGCAGATGAGGAATTGCGCCCGGCCCCGAAAGGTGTCGGGTTTTTTGTTGGGGGCATTGATGTGCAGGTTGATCTTTCGAAGATGGATTATCCCAAAGGGGCCGCACAAGTGCGGGACTTGATCCGGGAAATACTCAAGTCACAGGTTGACCACGGATCGCCGATGGACACTGGCGGTGGAATGGGCGGGGCCGACCTATGGGCGAGTTTCGGCGGTGTCGAATTTGTTATCTGCGTCAAGCCGGTTAAGTGATAGTCCCTTCTCCCCGGTTCGCTTCCGCCGATACGCCGCAGACCTCTCCCAAGCCGTCTATGAGTTGAGCCAGGAACATCGCATGTCAGTCTCGAATGTTAACGGGTTGGCTGAAATGGTTCGCCAGACGCGCGGCATCCTTGCTGATCTGCCGTCGATCGTGGACGACATGAAAACCACGGCATCCGATGTGATGGCCAACGTCAAAACGGTCAAGGCGCTGACTGACGAACTCAAGACCGCCAACGGTGAGTTGAAGTCAGCCATTGGCCAGCTTTCGAACGGTGCTCCCCCTTTGGAGACTACTACGGCCTTAGAGCCGAACACCCAAGCATCTTCGGGCGTTAAGCCTGGATATCCAAGCTATCCATAATCCAATCAAACGGATTGAAAATGAGCTATGGCCGCGAGAACACGGAAGGTTAAACACGACGATTTCACGCGCGAGCGGATCAAAACCACTCAGCTTGTAAATCGCCTTGAAAAACATGCGCTTGGCGAAATCACCATGGAGCCGACGCAGGTTCGGGCCATTGAGGTGCTGTTGAGGAAGTCGCTCCCTGATCTGAGCGCTGTGACGCACTCCGGTGACAAAGACAAGCCAGTCGCCATCTCGGTTTCATGGCAAGAATAGTAATCCCATATGCCCCTCGGGCAGTCTTCAGGCCATTCCACAATCGAACTGAGCGGTTTGCGATCGGAGTGGCGCATCGTCGGTGCGGCAAGACCGTTGCCTGCATCAACGACAAGGTCAGGCGCGCGGTTCTAAGCCCGAAGGAAATGTACCGGGCCGGGTATATCGCGCCGTATCTCAAGCAGGCCAAGGACGTGGCTTGGGAGTATCTGAAGCGTTACTCGCAGCCGATATGGGGAGGGCCGCCGAATGAGAGCGAGCTATTCGTTACTCTCTTGGGCGGGCAGCGCATTCGAATTTATGGCGCGGATAATGCTGATGCTTTGCGTGGCGGTTATTTCGACGACGTTACACTTGACGAGTATGCCGACATGGCCCCGAGCGTGTGGGGTTCGATCATTCGCCCCATGCTGGCGGATCGTCAGGGGTCAGCGACGTTCATAGGCACGCCGAAGGGCAGAAACTCGTTTCATGAGCTTTACGAGCGCGCGGCGGCTGATCGGGACTGGTTCCGGTTTATGCTGAGAGCCAGTGAAACCAAGCTGCTCGCGGACAGTGAATTGATTGCCGCCCGCCAGGACATGACGCCGGAACAGTACGAACAAGAGTTTGAGTGCTCGTTTGAGGCGGCCATTCTCGGCGCGTACTACGGCAAGGACATCGCCCAAGCGGAGCGCGACGGCAGAATCAGGGATCATCTACCGGTTGAGCCTAGCATCCCGGTTAGGACGGCATGGGACCTCGGTAACAGCGACCATATGGCAATTTGGTGTTGGCAGATGGTCAACGGTGAAATCCGGGTTGTCGATTACATTCAAGAGTACGGCTTCTTCATGGAACGATACTGCGAGGAACTGAATCTTCGCGGCTACCACGGCACTGATCATGTTCCGCATGATGCCAGGGTTCCTAGCATGGAGACGGGGCGCACCAGGATTGAGACGCTGATCTCTAAGGGGCGTAAGCCGCGTTTAATCCCGGATCATCGTGTTGAAGACAGGATCAATTCGACTCGCGTCACGTTCCCGAAGATTTACTTTGACGGGACGAAGTGCGCGAAGGGCATCGAGGCGCTGAGACAATATCGCGCTGAGTATGATGAGAAGCTGCGCACTTTCAAGGACACGCCGAAGAAGGATTGGGCGGCGCATCCGTCGGACGCCTTTGGATATATGTGCATGGCCTGGAAAGAAGAGACGCCAAAGCCAGAGCCCGAGTCCATCCCGCCCGTGAAGACGATCACCGATTACAAGGTTGAAGAAATGTGGAAGTTCAACAGGCGGCCGAGGGATCGGGTCTAAATGACCGATGACGACGACGGCCTGACCAAAGAGCAGCAGGACGAGGAAGCAAAAGCCCGGCGCTGGCTCAAGGTCATCGACACCTACGACCGCGAGTTTCGTCCGTGGCATACTCGCTGCGAGAAGATCATCAAGATATTCACGGAGAAGCGCAGGACCGAGGGTACCGAAGTCAGGCGCATGTCGCTTCTTTGGTCGAATATCTCGGTCTTGCAGCCTGCAATCTACGCCAAGCTGCCGCAGCCCAACGTTAGCCGGAGGTTCAAGGATGACGATCCGGTTGCGCGTGTTGCCTCTGAGATGGTCGAGCGAGCAATCCACTATACCTTTGATGACGCTGACTTTGATGGGGTTTTGCGAGGCGTTCGTGATGACTACCTTTTGGTGGGACGAGGTACGGCATGGGTGCGTTACGATGCCGAGTTCTCTCCACTCACCGGGGACGATGGCAATCCACTGAACAAGGCCGGTGCACCGCTAAATGATGGCGAGGAAGCCGGTGAACAGTTGGAAGGCGAACACGTCTGTTGGGACTATGTGAACTGGCGCGACTTCGGCCACAACGTGGCCCGGACATGGCAGGAAGTCACGACCGTCTGGCGCAAGGTCTATATGAGCCGCAATGACGGCATCGACCGTTTCGGCAAGGATAAGTTTTCCAAGGTCGAACTAGACCACAAGGTCGGAGACGATACCGAGACCCGCAACACCGAGAGCCAGCAGCCAGCTAAGGCGACCGTCTATGAGATATGGGATAAGCCCACGAACAAGGTGATTTTCCTCGCCAAGGGCGGCAAGTTTATCCTGGATGAGACCGAGCCGTATCTCAAGTTCAAGGACTTCTTTCCCTGCCCCAAGCCGACTTACGGCACGTTGGAGACGGCCTCCCTCGTCCCCGTTCCCGACTATGTTTTCTATCAGGACCAACTTGAGGAAATAGACGATCTCACGGCGCGCATCGGCGCGCTGCTTGATCAGTTGAAGGTGGCCGGCTTCTATCCCGCGTCTGCTTCGGACAGCTCTGAGGCTATCCAGCAGATCGCGATGAAGGGCGTTGAAAACGTCCTGATCCCGATCCCGAACTGGAACCAGTTCAAGGAGGGCGGCGGCGCAGCTGGCATGATCGAATGGTGGCCGGTCGATGCGGTCATCAAGGTTCTGGAAGGCTCGTTCACGGCCCGCAAGCAACTGATCGACGATGTTTATCAGATCACGGGCATATCGGACATCATGCGCGGCGAGGGCGACAAGGACGAAACCGCAACCGCCCAGAACATCAAGTCGCAGTGGGGATCGGTGCGGATTCGCGACCGTCAGGCCGAGATGGCGACCTTTGCCAAGCAGGCCGCGCGGCTCACCGCTGAAATCGTCTCGGAGATGTTCCAACCTCAAACGCTGATGGATATGACGAACATCAAGCTGCCGACGCAGGCACAGTTAGACCAGCAGGCGTTGCAGGCACAGATCGCGGCGATCAAGCAGCAGGCGATGATGGCGCAGCAACAGCAGCCCCCGATGGGAATGCAGCAGCCACAACAAGCGCCGATGGGGGTGATGTAGTGATCCCCGATCAGCCGCCCCAGTCGCCCCAGCTGGCCGCACAGCCGTTCCCGGCTAGTCCGCCCGCGCAGGGCAACGCTCAGCCTCCGGTGACGATTGACGGCGTGGTGAAGCTATTGCGCGATGAGCGGATGCGCGGGTTTCGGATCGATGTCGAGACGGACAGCCTGGTTGAAGCCGATCAGAAGCAGGAGCGCGCCGACGCGAACGAGTTAGTGTCGGCTGTCGGCATGTTCTTCAAGGAGTTTGGGCCGATCGTGCAGGCCATGCCGCCGTTAGCGCCGCTGGCATCAGGTTTGCTGCAATTCGCGCTACGTCGATACAAGGTTGGGGCCGAGCTGGAAGAACTGGTTGAAAAGACCATGGGTGATGTGGCGCAGCATCTCGCCAATCCGCCGCCGCCACAGCCTGACCCGACAGAACAGGCCAAGATCCAGCAAGCGCAGATCAAGGCGCAGGCAGAAGGACAGAAAGCGCAGGCCGGTATCCAGGCGGTGCAGGTCAAGGCGCAGACCGATCAGCAGACGGCTCAGATCGATATGGCCGGCAAGGTGCTGGATCATCAGCATAAGCAAGCTGAGCATCACATGAACATGCAGCAAATGCATGCTGAGAACGCGATGGAAGCCCGCGCGCTGGAAATGAAGGGCGCGGCCGCTGAGCATGGCCATGAGTTGAAGCTCGAACAGATGGATCACGCCGCCAAACAGGCGAAGAAGCCGAAGGCTGGCGAGTAATGCGTTTCTTTCACATCCTCTTTCACCATAGGGAGAATACCATGGCCGATTTTGCCAGACTTCAAGCCGCTATTACTGAGCTTTCCGCCAAGGTGGATGCGCTCATTGCCAAGCCGCAGCCTGTTGACGAGCAGCCCGCCGTCGATCAGGCCGCAGCTGCGGTAGAGGCCATCGTGGCGAAGATCCCCGCGTAATGTCCTTGCGTCTCTGCCGGGCGTGTCAGGACTGGCACTCACTTGACCAGCCTTGGCCGTCCGCTTGCGCATCTCATTTCCGGGCGCGTGGACAGCGGTCTGATTTGCCGCGCCCCATGGTCATCTCTGACGACGTGGACGTGGCAAGCCCGATCAGCGGCGAGCGGTTCACCAGCAAGTCTGAACTGCGTCGGCACTACCGCATGAACGGGATGCGCGAACTCGGCAATGATACGATCAAGCCGCGCGATAATGACGAAGCGGATATAGCACTTGCGCCGATTGAGCGCGATGTGGCGAGAGCGATCGAGACCCTAAGCTAGTCGGCCCGGACTTCAACCGGCACGGCGCAACCCCTGACATCACATGCCCACCGATGACGTTGCCGCAGTCGCGGCGGACGATGATTTTGACGTGACTGCCGACATTGCCGCCGCATTTGAGGCCGCAGAGGCAGACATTCCGGCCGAGACTACTGAAGTCACCGAGGGTGAAACCGAAGCACAGGCAGCGGAGCGCGCCCGTGATGAAAAAGGACGTTTCGCCCCGAAAGCGGCGGTTGAAGCTGCGCCGGCAGAAGAACAGCCGAAAGATCAGGCTGTCGCAAAAGAGCCAGTTGCGGACCATGTTGAAGTCGACGCCAAGACCGTAGATGCGCCACGGCCGCCCCCAGGATGGTCGCCTGCCGCCAAGGTGGCGTTTGCCACGCTGCCGCCAGAGGTGCAGCAGTCGGTTGCGAAGCGTGAACAGGAAGTCAATCAGGGCTTTGCGAAGCTCGCGGAATACAAGCCGATCGAACGCTTTGCCGAAATGGCGAAGCAGTCGGGAACGACGCTCGATCGCGCACTTGAAAATTACGTTGGCATGGAGACGAGGCTACGGCAGGATTTCCCGGCCGGCATCGTCGAGCTTTGCCAGCGGCAGGGCATCCATCCGGTAGCGCTTGCCAATCACATTCTAGCCCGCAACGGCGTTGCTCCCTCAGAAGGGCAGGCGGGCGAGACACCACAGGCCCGTCAACAGGCCAGTGTGGACCTTACGCCGATCCACCAGGAACTGAACGCGCTCAAGTCCTACGTTCAGCAGCAGCAGTCGGCAACCGTTCAAACCGAGATCGAACGTTTCGCATCAGACCCGAAACATACGTTTTTCGAGAACGTCAAAGCTGACATGGGCCGCCTCATCAATTCGGGTTACGCCGAAAATCTTGATGATGCCTATGAGAAAGCTTGCTGGGCTAACCCTGAAATTCGCGAATTGCTCATCAAGCAGCAGTCCACGGGTTCAGACGCGAGCGCAAAGGCGGCGGCGGCAACTCAGGCCCGCGCGGCATCGAAGTCAATCACAGGCTCCCCAATTCCAAAAGCAGGCAGCAAGGGGCCGGAAACCTCAATCGAGGACGAAATCCGTCAACTAATGGATGCGTCCGTTTAATACAGGAGCCTTAAATGGCATCGCCCAATCTTGGTGAGATCATCACCACGACGCTGCGAAACCGCACCGGCAAAGCCGCCGACTCGGTATCGAAGAACAACGCACTGCTCAACCGCCTCTTGGAAAAGGGACGCGTTGATACCGCTGACGGTGGTCGCACCATCGTTCAGGAGATCGAATATCAGGAGAACGGCACGTTCAAACGTTATGCCGGGTATGACCTCCTGAACATCGCGCCTTCCGACGTTCTGACCGCTGCTGAGTACGACTGGAAACAGGCCGTTGCCGCGATTTCCATCTCGGGCCTTGAGCAGATGCAGAACTCCGGTAAGGAGGTGATGATCAAGCTGCTCGCGGCGCGCATCAAGAACGCGCAAAAGACGCTCCGCAACAATATCGCTCTGGATTGCTATTCGGACGGTACGGCGGACGGCGGCAAGCAGATCGGGGGTCTTCAGGCGGCGGTGACGACCACACCGACCTCTGGCACCTATGGCGGCATCTCCCGCTCGGCGTGGACGTTCTGGCAGAACCAGAAATACAACGGCACCACGGACGGGGGCGTTGCCACTTCGGCCACCAATATCCAGGCTTACATGAATCAGCTCTGGTACAAGACCACGCGCGGCGCTGACCATCCTGACCTGATCGTGGCCGATAATACTTTATACGGCTTCTATCATTCGTCATTGCAGTCAATCCAGCGCATCACCTCGGACAAGATGGCTCAGGCGGGGTTCACATCGCTCAAGTACATGAACGCCGATGTGGTTCTGGACGGTGGTTTCGGCGGCGGCGCGCCGTCCTCGACGATGTACTTCCTAAATACGGATTACATCTATCTGCGTCCCCACTCCCAGCGCAACTTCGTTGAAATCGGCGGTGAGCGCGTCAACCCGAACCAGGATGCTTTGGTGAAACTGCTTGGATGGATGGGCAATATGACCACCTCCAACATGTTCCTCCAGGGCGTGCTCACGTAAGGAGATCGAACAATGACTGTCGCAACTTTCAACACCGCAGTTGACGGCGTAAATCCGTTCGCTGTCGATGGCCCCTCTACGCTCGGCTCGGGTGTCATCGTTCCACAGTTCAGGCTTGGTCACGTCTCCTATGGCGACGCTGAGTCGGAGTGGGTTTATTGCAAGTATACCTCCGTATCTAACAAGGTTCTTTCGCCTGGGCTACTCTTTACGGTGGACGACGATTACACCGCCACGTTGCTCACTACATCAAACAGCCCGCGCGGCTCAAAGGTCATGGTGTGCGGCGTGGGTCTAGGATACGGCGGCCAGTCGGTCACTACCGTTACCGGGTCGGTCTATTACCTCTGGCTTGCCCGCGCTGGTCAGATGCCGGTGGCCTACACGACTATGGCGACGGCAGGCAACCTCGCGGAGACCACTGCGACTGGCGGGGCTGCGAACT